AAATACCTTTTAGGCTGGTCTCAGTAAAACTCGGCCTACAGTTTGCCGAGGATAACAAAAAACAGTTAGTAAGGGAGCTAACTACAACAATACGGGGAGTACCTGTAGGACTCCCCAGATATTACAAAAAAAAACTTGATATAGCGCCGGAGGCGCTAGTAGCGAAGGCCAGCGAGCAAAGAGACGAACTATATAAGCACTGGGAGAAGCGGTTGAAAACAAGCGATCCCAAAGCGATAGAAAAGGCAGTCTCAAAGGCGAGAGTACAGGCCGAGCGAACCCTGGAAGGGAAACTCAAGTTAAAGCCGAAAGGCTCTACTGGGTGAGTCCGTAGGACTCCCCAGTCCCGTGGCCGTATAGCCACGGAATAACCGTTTAAAGATCGCTCGTGAGAGTGGCGATCTGGCCGGGCGAGCGTAGCAATGCCCTGCAAAGGAAAAAAAATGACAACTTTTTTATACACTATCAGAGACAAAGTCGCTGAAGAATCAGGCCCAATCTTTGAGGCCAAGAACCGGCGAGTTGCCAAACGTTCGTTCCAAGAGCTTATTGCAAAGACTCTTGAGCCATCAGATTACGAACTATTAGAACTTGGCAGTTTTGACCATGAAAACAACTTACTAAACACTTGTGTAGTAGAGAAAGTCGATGTATCTTTGTCTGAGCCGGAAGAGGAATAGACAATGTCAAAGGTATTCCAAAACACGGCCCCAGCCCGTTTCGGGCGTTCAGTATTTAATCTCAGCTACGAGAAAAAATTCACTTGCGACATGGGCCAGCTTATCCCTGTTTTAGCCGAAGAGGCGGTACCAGGTGACGTGTGGTCGATCGCTAATCAAGCTATTTTACGTATGCAACCAATGGTTGCTCCGGTTATGCATGAAATAAACATGTATACCCACTACTTTTTCGTTCCCTACAGACTTCTCTGGGAGGACTGGGAAGAATTTATTACCGGAGGCGTCGATGGTGAATTTTCGGCCACCTTGCCGACTTGGAACCCTACTTCTACTGCCATTGGATCATTATGGGACTACTTTGGCTTCCCTACCGGAGTTAACCCTGTCGGTGCACGGCCACTTAGTTTTACAAAACGGGCATACAACTTTATTTATAATACTTATTACCGAGACGAGACTTTACAAATTGAGCTCGATCTGGATGATGAAAACGTACTAAACCGTGCCTGGGAAAAAGATTATTTTACCTCTGCCCTTCCATGGCAACAAAGAGGAATCGCACCCTCTTTGCCTATTTCTGGTACTAGTTCTGCTCAATGGGATGCATCCGATTTTTCGAGTACTGCACCTAATCAGGCTTCCGGGTTTTCTGGTAGCCTGGATGCACGTTTATTTACTAACGGTGCTACCCAGGCGACTAATGCTTTGGCGTTTTATAATGCAAATACTGTCGATCTTTCGACCGCTGTCACGTTCAACGTAGCTGATCTTCGTTTAGCTTTCCAAATTCAAAAATGGTTAGAGCGAAACGCTCGTTCTGGAGCTCGTTATACCGAGTTCCTTAAGGCACACTTCGGAGTAAGTCCCCGTGACGAACGACTACAACGGCCCGAATACATTGGAGGTTCTAAGGCTCCCATAATTGTTTCGGAAGTACTTCAAACCTCGGAAACTGCTACCTCTCCTCAAGGAAACTTGGCCGGTCATGGAATAACTGCCAGTCAAAATTTTGCTGGAAAGTACAGGGTTCAAGAGTACGGGATCATTGTAGGAATCATGTCTGTAATGCCTAGAAGTGCGTACCAGCAAGGAATAGATCGTCAATGGCTAAGGCGTACTAAGTACGACTTTTTCTTTCCAGAATTTGCCAACCTATCGGAGCAGGCAATAGAACAGGCGGAACTTTATGCGACAGCGACAGAATCTGAAAATCTTACATTATTTGGTTACCAAGGCCGATATGATGAAATGCGTGTCAAGAGAAATATGGTTTGCGGTTACATGCGCGACACTTTTGATTATTGGCATCTCGGCCGTATTTTTTCTTCTGCTCCTGCCCTTAACTCAGAGTTTATAACCTGTGTACCCCGAAAAGACATTTTCGCGGTGACCGATGAACCTGGTCTAATTATTAATTTCGGTAACGTGATAAAGGCGGTGAGGCCTTTACCTGTCATATCAAACCCTGGTCTAATTGACCACTAGGAGTAAAAATGTTTTTAACAAAATGGAATCGTCCCCCTTTAGCAAAGGGGGAAATAAAAGGGGAATTTAACAGCGGTGAAACGATTGTTGAACGTGCTGGATACATGCCTCCTAAAATACAAATCGAGGCTATGATAAACGCCGGTAGACGTTTGAATGAAGCGAGGGCAGAACAATTCGATTTCCCTGATGGCAAAATTGATGACAATTTTGTGGACCCTACAAGGGACCCTAATTTCGATCTTGCCGATGCTACAAGGTTGTCCCGTACCATAAAACCGGTTCCGAAGGAGCCGGAACCAGCGCCTGAAAAGGTGGTGGAAACAGAAAAAGCCCCCGAATAGGGGGCTTCGCTATATTAACCTACTTGATGTTAATATAGCCAGGTGACACCAACGTACAGTTGGGAACCTGAAAAATAAGGAGAAACTCGTGGGAGTATACGACGCAATCGCAAATGTTGGAGTTGGTTTACTCAACTACAGCCAACAAAAATCACAGTACAACTACCAAAGAAATCTGCAACATACGATCTTCCAACGGGAAGACAACGCAGTACAAAGACAGGCTGCAGACATGCAGGCTGCCGGATTATCTAAAACTCTTGCAGCCGGAGGCGGTGCTAACGCCGGAGCGGTAGTAAACACACAAGCCCCACAATTCGAGACTAAATTTAACAACGATCTAGGCAACGACATGGGAGTACTTTCTTTACTCCAACAGAAGGCTATGATCGAAAAAACTAAGGCAGATACCGATAGGACGAACGCAGAGACCCAGAAAATCAAAGATATGACTCCAGGTATGGTAGAAGGTCAAACAATCGCTAATGAGATCGCTAGAGCGACCCAGAGTACAGTGGTAGCTCAAACGATAGCGAATCTCGACCGGACAAATATTCAAAATCGACTCACGGAGATAAATCAACAACTGGCCAGTTCCAAAGTTCAATTACAAGGTCAAGACCTACTTATTCGGCAAATGATAAGCCGATTACAGGAACAACAATACACTCGTGGTGAAGCGGAGCTAGTTGCGAAAACAATTGCAAATGAATTACAACGTCATAATGTTGACGTATACCAGAGACTGGGAATCCCCAGTTCGGAGACACTTCCTAGGGAAGTAATATTATTTCTTCTTGGTGAAAAGGCGGTAAACGAATTATCCGATTCGACTCTTTCTGGGCGCAATGATACCAGACCTAATACGGTAAATCCGACGTTTACGCCGTCAACTACTACACAATCGAATAGTGGTTGGAGCAATCAAACTAACACAAATCCGTCAAATGCTTCACAATGGAGTGGACAACGTCAATAATTCGTAATATTCTTAGAAATAAGGAGAAACGAAAGAAATGTTGACGAAATATGAAAAAAATGCTCTTGAATCGTTTAAAAAGTTTGTAGAATTAAATATGGAAAACACCATAGATTCGAACAAGCTTTTATATTTATCAGGTCAATATGATGCTGTTAGGTATTTTTTAGAATGCGTATTTTCCAACAAGGAGGAAAACGATGCGAATGAAAAGAAGGTCTCGGAAGCGTAAGGGTCGGAGAATAAGAGGCTACGGGGGCTCTCGTGGTGGAATCCGGTTATGAGGTATGACCTGTACACGGCCAATAGCCTTAAAAAACCGGCCTATGCTCGTGCCTTGCGGAAAATGTCGGGCTTGTCGAATAGCTTACGCAAGAGAATGGACGACCCGACTTATGCACGAGCTAGGATATCATCGGCATTCGGATTTTCTTACGTTAACGTATAACGATGAAAATCTCCCACCCAACGGAACCTTGGTCAAGAGAGACTTACAACTCTTTTTCAAGAGGTTACGGAAAAATACCGGATATGAACTCAAATACTTTGCGGTTGGTGAATACGGAGAACGTCTACGAAGACCGCATTTCCATGCAATTGTATTTGGATTACCTACGGATGATGCGGGTAGAAAAGCGGTTGCAAATGCGTGGCCGTACGGTTTCACCTATCATGGCACTGTTACTCCCCATTCGTGCCGGTATGTTACTGACTACATTCAGAAGAAATACTCGGGCCCAAAGGCAAAGGAG